TCATGTTCAATCCACTCTATACTGTCGACTGAGCATAGATTAATACCCATGTAATTAGGGATTACTTCAAGTGGTAGTGGTGAATCGGCTTTGCCGTCAACTACGTCTGTTATTTTTACTTTTAAGTTTTTCATTTCTCTTTGGTGTTAAAGATTTCAATTGCTTTCTTGATGGCTGCGTTTACCTCGCTCGGTCTTGGTTGGCTTAGTGCAAACCCCTGGCGATATTTTAAATGCTTTTCTAAAATCTCTTTTGCTTCTTCGTTAGACATATCTGTTCAATATCGTTGCTATCATCCCACTTGCAAATGAGAATAGAACTCCCTCTAAGGAGTGGAAGTACAGTACACTCAACCAAAACGCCATACATAGCTCACAGGTGAATGGCTTAACCTTGAACTTGTATGTGAAGTTTCTTACAAGAATTACTCCCATAAAGGCGAGTCCTAATATCTCAAATGTAAGGTTCATATTTTTTAAATTGTTTATTTGCTTTGTATTTAATCTCGTTAATCACTTTGTCTATCTCGTGCCTACTGATGCCGGTTGCTCTGCTGATTGATCGTGCTGATTTTGGTTTAATGTTCCTCCCGCCTTCAGAATACAGCTTCCAAATCTTGGTGTGATACCAATCGTATTCTCTGAGTACAATGTCAATGCAGTAGTGCAGTATCTCTTTTCTGTAATCCACATCATGATCAGGAATCTCAAGCTTTGAGGAGTCAAGCATTGGCTCTTGTTTGAATAGCTTGTTGAACCTGGTGTATTGCCCGTAGGCTTGATTGACAACAATGCGAATGACAAGCCCTTCCCAGTATCCGCTGTTGTATTTTTCAAGTATCCATTCTTCATCCTTTTCGCAGATTATCAGAAACACCTCCTGATATAAATCATTCGCTTGGTGCTTCCCTATCTTGTCACAAACTTCCCTCAACCATTCGGCTTTGGTAAGCTCGTTTATGATGTCGGCTTTTTTGATACATCAAAGTTTGTTTATCTTTTTTATCCTTGTTTAAGAAGTTTTACACAATAAACGCACAGTCTTTTCATTGCATATACTGTAAACCTCAAAGCCTTGTTTGATGTATTTCTTGGCGTAGTAGATGACTTGCTTGTCATTCTCAAGGATAATGTGAACGTATTCTTTACCCTTCTTGACTGTCAGCTCCATCGAGTATCTCTAAGATGTTTAACTCGTTTCTGTATATCTGTGGCATATCCAACCAGTTCTCAACCTTCTTGCATCCATTTATGACGCTTGAATGGTCACGGTTAAAAATTGAACCTATCTTGATGGTGCTATAATTCTTTCGATATCTCAGAAAGTAGAACATAGCATGACGAATATTTACGATTGGTCTGTCACGCATTGGTGACTTTAGTTCGTCCTCAGTAATTCCGTACTCGTTTAGGATACGCCCGTATAGCTCGTGGCATCTCTCAGGGTTTTGACCTTGCAACCGCATCATATCATGCCTCATCTTGTGGATGGTCACTTGATACTCTCTGATTTCATTTCTAACTTTTCTTTTGTAGTTATCGTGTTGCTTTTCTAATCGTGTGAGCTTTTGCTTTGCTGCAATGTATTCAGGATAAAAGTCTTTCATAGTTCTAAATAATAAGCCATACAGGCTGCCTTGTAAATAATTTCCTCGTCTAATTGTGAGCGTTTCTGCTTATGCCCTCGCTCTCGTTTCATTTTGTAAAACCAAATATTTTGATTGTCGTGTATCATCTCAACTAATTGACCCACTCGCTTCTCATCAATCTTTGGCTTCTCTGTCAACTCATCCCAAGCATTGCTTAGTAGAGAGGGGAAGACTGCCGCCCTTTTTGTTCTGACATTCTCCCAATTCCTTTTGGCTATCTCAAAGGCTGACATCTTTGGACTATTGTCAACCGGTGCTTCTATTGCCATATACTCTCTTGGTTTTAGTTTGATCGTGTGAGAGTTGTCTTTGATGTAAGCGTTCATGATGTCGCTCACAAACTTTACGTTTAGTTGCTGTGGTTGTCTAATGGTGTACTTTCCGAGCAGATACTCTCTGAAGGCTTTGTCCATTGTTTCAATCTCGCATCGTGCGAATCCGTCTTGAATAAACTCGATGAACTCCTTGCCTTGTTGTGGTGGCTTTATGCCTCCTAATGAACAGAGCTTTTTTAATCGCTCTAATATCATCTCCTGTGGTATATCCTGAATGTAGTTCATAATGTCCAATTTTCTAATTCGTTTTGACTATCCGCATACGGCAGCTTTTCGTCCTCGTATCTCCTTTGGTTTAAATATGTTGTAAAGTTAGGCAGATAATCTGTCTTTTGAGCTGCGATGTGATTCTTGAGATATTTTGGTAAATGCTTCCTAATCTTTTCAAGCTCTGTATGTTTTAACTTTTTAAACTTAGCGGCTGCATCTTTCTTGCTTCCTGGTTGTCGTGTTGAAACTTGGCTGTAAGCCTTCCAAACCTGATCAAAGATTTCATTCCTTTCCACCAAGAGAGATTTATCTCTCTTATTTATTACATTAACATTTACACTATCACTTACATTTACATTTACACTATCAGCTTTTTTGGGTTTTTCAGAAAAGGCTTGGGTTTTTTCGCTTTCTTTGGGTTTCTTTGGTCTGCCACCCTTTTTCCCATTGAGGCTCTGCTTTTCAATGTAACTATCCCATTTCTGAAGGTCACGCTTTAATTGCTGTTTAATAGGTTCAAATGCAATCTTAGTGATAACATCGTCTGTTTCAGGATCAAGGTCATTAACGTAGGCAAGAATGTGTTTAAACAATCTCCCTGCTTGTTCCTCGTTTAACTGCTCCACCGTGTGAATTAAGTCGGTGTACAATATGAATGATTTCTTATTTTGTGCCATAAAAAAACCCGCATAAGATAGATGTGTCGAGCCATCTATCCCATACGGGCAAAATTCTTTAAACATAACCGCCTCGACTCGGTTGTCGTTTACTCTACGAATATACTAAAAGAATCTAAGTTTCTCACCACGTTCTTTAAAATTGTATATCTCCTCTAATTTTTTCAAGTAATCGCTGCTGTTGGTGCAGTCTACAAGTTTAGAAGATTGGAATTGCATTTTTCTCATCATTTGTTTGTGATTATAATGTGGTATATTATATAATCTAACAAGTGATACAACAAAAGCTTTTCTCGTAGCTCCTTCATAATAGTTCTGCCAATCTTGAATCCATTGGGTAATAATTAAACCTCTTTCTTTATGGTTTAGTTTCATACTACCATCACGAACAGCAGTTTGATTATTACCATTGAATGATAAATACATTGACAATATTGTTGAAATGCCGAATTTAGTTTTTGCAATTATATTTTTTAAATAGCAGTACTCCGACAACCCCATATCGCAATAACCATCTACATAATCCATGAGCTTCCAATTTTTAGTATTGGCATTCAGTATCTGAATTTCCTTAAGACCTAAACCTTTGCACTTAATGTAATGAACTGGCTTACCTAATTTTTGACACACCTCAAATCGGTGTTGTCCGTCAATGATCTCATAACGCTCGTTTACCAATATCGGATTGGCAAACAACAAGTCATTTTCGTTGACGCTCTCGGTTAATCTTTTCAGATGTAGTTGATTTAGTTCTCGGTTTCCATTTACCTTTTTGAACTGCTTGTAGTTTTTTGATACCAATACTTCATTGGTTTTTTCCTGTTGGAGGTGGGTACTCGTCTTCGCCATTGCTCCTGTTGATATGTTAAACATAGTTTTTAATTTGTTTTATTATCTATATCCTAAATCCTCCTTGACCTTTTCCTGCTTTGCCATCTTCTCCAGATACTTCTTACCTCTAAATTGTGGTCGCTCCATCTGAAGCTTTCTTCTGATCCTTGTAATGGTCTGTGCATCCGTCAACTTGCCGAATGTGTACTCACGTTTAAAATCGTCAAAGGTTTCTAATCTCATACCTTCATCTTCCATCTGCATTGTCCAATAGTAAGCAGTGAGCATTCTGTCATCGTCTTTGGTTTCTGGGTGCTTTAGTAGAACTGCGGCAACCCTTTGCATTATCATGTTACTCATTTCTTGAATCTCCTTCTGTAAAGTGGTTCAACATACGGCTTTTCTGCCTCGTTAGCTTGACGCTCAACTTCATCCTCAAGCTTCTTAAATTCTCTAATTTCGTCGCATATTTTTAAATAGGCTAAATAGCAAATAAGCATAATTAATGCGATTGGTAAAACTAAAATTACTGGTACTTCCATAGTTCAAATATAAACTTTCTTTTTAATCTGACAAAATATTTTGCAATAATTCCCAAGCATTCTCTAATTTCTCATTGAGTTCAAACTCCACTTCGTGACGTTCAATCTCCGCAATATGCATCTGTTTCTCTTGTGGCATTCGTGGATCATAAGAAACAAAGTAGCCATAGTCTAAGTCAGTTGCTAACATTCCCAACTGCATCTGCCAATAATACTCAGGATGTATCTGCTTTAGAGAATCCGCATCATAGATGTTGAAGTTCTTTAAATGTATGCCGCTATTGTATGGGCATTTTATTTCAAGGATAGCATCTGAACTCAGCCCGTCAGGTGAATAACCACTGTACTCTCCGTAAGGAATAAAGACGTAGGTTTCTCCTCCGTAGTATGTCCATTCTTGAAAGTTCTGCTGATTGAAATAGTGAAACGCATCCGCTTCGTTTGTTATGCCCCATTCAAGAGCATCACCGTACACCGGTTTACTTTGCCCAGTTAGAATCTCAGCAGCTCGTTCATAGACAAAAGTTTCTGCTGTCTTAGAGAGTAGCCCACCTGATCGTGAGCTACCCATTAACTTGTGAACCACTGAAGCCGTAAAACGATTGGCTCGTGCTTTGAGCCATTCCTCTTCGCTTTGTGTCATTGTAACTTCCATCCGTTGCTCAGTAGTCATTTCGTAGCTTTCAACACCTCCTCATGTTTTTTAGAGATAACAAACTTGTCTTTGATGTCTTGGATGTTACCACCTGATTGAATGTGCTTCAATGCTTTCTGCCACATTGGATGCTGCGGAGTGATGGTTTCTTTCACGGTTTTGACCTGATGACCACTTGCAGAATTGCCGTCATCGTCTGCCTGGTTCAAATTAAAGATAGAAGCCAAAGCATAACGACGAGCATACGTCAAAGCTGATCCGTATTGCTGAGGGTTATTAGCATCTCTCATCCTCAAGAGCTGTTCAGATTGCATCCATTCACCACTCTCAACGTGATAAATCTTTGTGACCAATACGTCATCGTGTGGGTGTTGAGTAATCAAAAGCCCTAACTCTTGACATACCGGGTTAATGGTTGTCAGAATACTGGATAAATCCGCATAGCTTGAGTGAAAGTGATCGTTCTTTGCTGTCTTCCTTACAGCGTTTACTTTGCCTTGAAACTCAAAGAGAGCCTTCACAAGGTTGTTTGTTTCGTTACTTGTTTTCATTTTCTACTAATTTGATTTTGGTTGGTTTTAAATCGTGATAGTACATCAAATCATTGATAACGTCGTGACGCTCAATGTCATTGTACAAAATAAAGTCAGTGGTAAAAGATGCTCCTTCTTCGTCAACTACTCTGAACACATGGTCAGAATACTCATCTCGATAATGCTCCATAATCATTGACTCGATTTCTTCACGATCAAAGATTAACGTGACAAAATACTGCTCAACAACAATATCTTTGTCTTCAACTAAAATGGTAATCATTGCTGCACCTCCTCATTCTCGATGTCCTCAAGAGCAGCTTTTAAAACTAAAAGAGCTTTGTCTGAAATGACGTTGCCCTCAATGTACTTCTTGACGCTGGGCATAGATACGCCCGTTTGTTCACTGACACGCTTGATGATGCCGTGACGTTTCTTAAGCTTGATTAGCTTTACAATTTCTTGTATTTCCATGCCACAAATATAAAAATAATTTGCAGAATGAAAAAAACTTTTTTCTTTATGGACTGCCTAAAGTGTCGGCAATATATTGAGCAATACGCTGCCCAAGGGTTTCTGTGGTAACTTTTTCTAAAGACTTAGATATAAATGGTTGAGCCTTTGTTCCCTCTCTGTGTATCTTTCTGGTAATAACGTAAGCAAGTGATTTTGTGGCTGCAATTCTATCAGGTGATTGAGAAATCTTCATCTGCATTTCTCTTTTATATGTAATCCACTCGTATATATTTTTATACAACTCACCCTTCCCACCGCCTTTGGTTGGCTTTCTTCCGTTCTCAACATAATACCAATAATCTTGCATCATGGTTGTTAAACGATATCCACCGGGTTTACTTGTTATTTTAGGACTAATAGAAGAAGACAAGCTGCTCGTTGCATTCGTGTTATTAATCCTCAATCGGTTCTGCATCTGAGCAATCAGCTCATTGCCCCAATTCTGAACAATACGCAGAATGCCGTCATCCTCTGAAGGGTTGAACGCTTGGTTCTTATCACCAAACTTTTCTAAATCATCAAGAGCCATTTATTTTAGTCAATGCGTAGTTGTGAAAATCCTTTAATCTGCTGATCCATCCACGACCAAAATGCTTGAACGAAGATAGCCCTCTCAAGAAGTTAACTCTGTGGTCATAACTCTTTAGGTATATGTAGTCCTCTCCTTTCATTATTATAAGGCGATTTAAGGCACTCAAAGTCTGTGACCCTACCTTACCGTCCACAGCAATGTGAAAGCCCTCTGATACGATGAATTTCTGCAACTGCTTTGCAGCTCCGTAAACTCCAGAACCCCAAGCAAAATCTGCCCAAAACTCAGCAATCAAATCCGATTCAATATCATCTGCCTTAATACCGTCCCAGTAAATCTTGTAGACTTGCATCCAATCATTATATGTCATTGAATAGAATCTTTGAATAGACTCTTTTGAATCTCCAAATTGTGCTTTCCAAACAACCCACTGTATTCCCTTATTCGTGTGATAACCTGAACCGTCAGGTACGCAATTTGAAGATGCACTATCTTTTGAGTGCTTACTGAGTCCGCCCTCCCACTTGAGGATATAGTCGATATTAGCATTGTTTATATTACCCATGGTCTTGAATTTCTTTTTGTAAACGTTTGAGATACCACTCTGCTTTTTGCAAGTCTTCCATTCCGTTCTTACGATTATAACGCCACATATACTTAAGAGAATTACCCCGTAAATAACCTTTAAATTCTTCATAACTCATTTGTGCTTTAATACATTCTATGCACTCAATTTCCCCTGCATAGTGGGATGGATTGTTCACACTGTCAGCCATATATATCTAAACTCTTCGTATGGCAAATCTATATAAAAAGAATGAGAACCCTCGCAAAACACTTGAGTCATCTCGTAAAATTGAGAAGCTCCTATCACTTTTGATAAATCCAAAATCCCTTGTTCAATAATCTCAACCTCCTCGGCATCGCTTTCCAATCCTATCTGCTCGTATATAGGATCAATCATATTTTCACGGAATATGTAGTTAACCTCTATCTTCATATCACTTTGTAGGTAAAAGCGTTAATCATGTGTTGTTCCACTCCGTCCTTTTTCTTGCGCTCAGGATGCAACTCTAACCATCTACCTCCTAAAGGCTTCGGTGGTGCGCCTCGTTCAACGTGCCAACCTCCTTTACCCTGATTGTATTCTTCTTTGTAGGTCGCTGTTCTGACCATTAAAATATCTCTTAAATGTATTTTATTTCTATCGTTGATACGTTCCACAGTGTAGGTCATCTCGTGGTCTTCGTGAACGTGACCCATCCATATCATATCCGCATTTTCTACCATTGTAGACATTCTGTTAAATTGGATCGTACCCTTCGTGACTGGACCGCCGCCTCCAGAACCGTGAAAATATTTAATACGGTAGTTGTGTATGCTGCCGCTTCTTTGGAATGAATACACTATCCAACCACCATAACCTCCAACCTCTACCTCTGTATCGTTAGTTGAATTCAACCCATAAACAAAACGCTCAATTACATCTGTTTCCTGACGCTTGAGGATATTCGTTTCGTGGTTGCCATACCCTACGACCTTGATAAGGTGAGCATAAGGCGAAAACCATTTAACAGCGTCATTTACAACGGCATCTAAATAGTTAGCCTTGTTGTGTTCAGGTCGAATGTCGCTTTTGTTTTTACGAGGGTCATACGCCCCCTGCATCAAACAGAAGGTATCGCCATTAAGCAGAATGTCCGCCCCGATTTCTTTTGCTTTTTCGAGATGGCTTCTGAGTAGGTCACGGTCACACTTTGGATTGTCCCAATGGGCATCACTGATGAGTAATACCTTTTTTGGCTCGAATGTGTTTCGGATGATGTGTACATTTGTTTTCATAGTATTAAAGCCAATATGAGCAAAGCAAACTGAACCGCATTGACGTTTCTCAGTATTTTGTTTTTGCTTTTCTCTTTGGCAATGGTTTTTTCTTGGTTGGTAATTATGGCAGCCTGGTTGTGTAGGGATATACTATCATTATGTGCCAATTGAATGTATAATGCTTGCTTTTCCCTACATTGATGCAACTCAATCAATCGCTCGTTTATCTCTCTTATCGTGCTGTCTGAGTATTGACAAGATGCTCTCTGTGGTTGTAGTGCTGCCAATGCTATCAGAGTAGATATTGCGAAGGGAATCAATCTTTTTATCAACTGCATAGATTTCACGAATGATAATGACTCGGCTTGTATCACGTTGGGATATCGCAGTAGGACTCGAGGTATGGCGTGTTAATACTAAAGCTAATACCATGCCCAGCAACAACATCAGTGCGTGAGTCAAAAAAGGGTTCAGCCGTTCCGCTAACCACGATCTCAAAGTCTGCATCGGTTACGTTTCTTTTTAATAGTGTTACAATGTCTATGATTATTCCTGCCGTGTCAGATAGAACCTCAATCGTGTTGGAACTGCTTTCAAATTGCCTATCCATCACAAGCATTGAGAAGTCATAATTAACCGCCTTCTGTTCAGTGTTAAAGGTAAAGCCGTTTGGCACAAGCCACACAAGAGGGTAGTATTTAACTTCATCAACAGCGAAGTCAAACTCAGCTCCGACTGCGAACTTGCCGACCATCTTGTGGCTTTCCGCTTGTGTTTTTATCTTTTCGATTATTTGGTTGAGCGTCATATTTTTTAAGCTTGGCTTCGTTTTTTAGCCTCCATTTATTTTTTGTAGTCATCTGGGAAATCGTAATTGTAGAAGCAATCGTCATCCGTACCCGGTAGATACATACCTCCAAAATAAGCCGTGTTCTGTGGTCTGATTACATCAAAGCCAGTGCCAGGGTTTAAATACTTTGGATATAGTGTTGGGTTCTCTTTCAAGAAGTCACGCAATCGCTCCGCATAATACTCAGCCTTATCTCTGTATCTCTGCTCTATCTGTGTCAACTCGCCTGTTGTTATAGGTGTTGCGTTTTCACTATTGCGAGATGCTACTGACTTATTCATGAACTTGAAGGTCATTGGCAACATTGACTCAGTGAGTGAGTAGTATTTCAAACAAGGTGCAATGTAACTATCAAGTAAAGTGGTGTTATCGCTTGTTAGTGTACCGTTATAAGCCTGATCTTGCAGCTCGTCGTATATACCCGACCCGATTACATCACGAATGTAAATCTCTTGAGCCTCTTTAATCGCTGCCTTGAGAAGCTTATCGTCTAAGTTCTCGTTGATTGGTGTGTTATCCTTTAAGTAGGTAACGGATACAAAATATACAAAGTTAGCCATTGATTCTTCTTCTTAATAGTTGTGGTTGCCAAATGTGTCTGCAATATGGAACGTGAGTTGTCGTGCCTTTGATGGTCATCCAACCGCCTCGTCTTTTCCAAGCCGAATATCCAGGATCGTTGTACTCTCTTGCAAGTATTACAGATATTTGGTCTATTTCTTCTCTTGTATAAACTCGGTTTAAACGTATCATCCTTTGACAGAAATCTCTTGATGTAGGCAACAAATCGCCTCCGCTTATTCCCGGTGCTTTCTCGTATGTATAACGTGTCACTATCTCTGTTCCTACATTGGAATTTTCAAGAGTAGTTGTTCCTTCAGGTGTTATTCTGAAACCATCGTCAACAGATTCAATCAACCCTCTCTGTGCCATATCATCTACTTCTCTCATTATCTCCTCCACAGGCTTTTTAATGTTGTTAGAGAGCGTTTCTAATGTGATTCCCTCGTTACTATACAACCACTGCAAAATCATCGCTTGTAGAGCATCTCCGAACTCCAAAGGTACTGATTCAAAATTGTCCGCATCTTCACCGAACTCAGCGAAGACTTTTAAATCTTTGTCATCATCCCAGCCGAAGGGATTATCACAGCTCTCACATTTCACTTGCTCACTCATTGCTGTTGTGGCTGACATACCCAACTCAATACGAGCCTCATCTCTGTCAATGATGCCTTTTTCAAATAACTCAACGTAGTCAAGTCCAATTGGTGGCTTGTTCTTAGTTTTAAGCTTTACCGGTGTAATGTATTTGAAGATAGAACTCAACGCCCTATCCATTTGATTCTGTCTTGGCTCAATGTAAGAAGTTTGAAACGCCTCAAACGCTTCAATCAGTTCGTTACGCCCTCCAAGTTGCCCCTCTGTCTTGATACCGAAAAGCATCGGAGAAGTAACACGGTGACTCATTAAAATCTCCTCTTGTACGGTGTTGTTCAGAATGTCAAATTGCTTGTCAAAGTCAGACGGTGCTAAGTTGTTAACTACTGAAGGAGTTTCGTTTGGATCGTTAAACTGAATAATAATTGAACCTGCGTTATCTGTTCCGCTAAAGTTGTCTTTAAATCTTCTAATTGTCTGACGAGCTTCCTCAGGTGATGGAATGCCTTTAAACAATTGGAGTAGGGTCTGTGCAGAAAAGCCTGATTTGATAGAGTTAAGATGGAAGTTAGCAATCTCTGTGTCTATCTCTATATATTTAAGAGCTGACTGGTAAGGTGCTGTTGGGTATTCTCCGCATCCTGCCTTGTACATCTTAAAATAAAACACCTGCTTAGATTCTCTCGTATTAGGATTCCACGCAAAGTAATGGTCAGGCTTGACCTTTCTATCGCTCCAATCTTCAGCGTATAAATAATGACCATCTAACGAGTGACGTACGTTCTGAAACGGCAAGTGATAAATCTCAGCTATCTTGGTCTTGGCTTTGTTCCAAATAATCTCAAGAGCGAAGCCATCGAACAACTCTAAGTCTTGAGCAATTTTTGCTTTTAAAGTATCAAAGTCCTCGTAAGCGTTAATTGAATCAAGAGCATCGTTTGCCTTTGCTATGTCCTCTGTGTTGTATGCTATTATTTCGGTTTTATCACCGGCAATGAAGTCAGCTTTCTGAGTAACAATCGCCCCGTGTTTTGGTGAGCTGTTAAACAAGTCAATCAACATCTGTGGGTAAGCGTTATCCGCACCATAAGTCAAAAAGCCCTTTGATTTGTTCTCCTTGAAAATTGGGATTTTGCTTTCCGCAAAGTTGATCCGTATGAAGTTATTTTCCATCTTTTTTATCTTTTGCAAATATAGAACCCACACCAGCAACGATGAACGCCCCTGCCTCTGTGAGTGTTGCTTTGTTTATTCCAACTAATATCAATGACCCTGTCACTAATAGAACACCCAAAGCCGTCGTTTTCCAATTCTTAAATACTCTATCTATCATTTCCCAAAGTGTTTATCCAAAAGTGAATCGTTTATATCATGCAATCGCTTGAGTTCTATCATCGCTGAATCGTGCATCTTCTGACTTTGCTCTATCTGCTCAGCCACTTCATCTTCTATCGTGGGTGTGTCTGTTGACAATGCCAAGATAATCGCGAGTATTCCTATTATTGCTAAGCCTTTCATATCTTTCCAAGTTCTTTATATATCTTAATCTCAGTCACCAATGCCGAACATAAGGAATCCTGCGTCTTGAGCATAGCCGACATTTTCGCTAATTGCATCTCACACTTCACCAATCGCTTTTCGCATTGAGCAGTTGCCACATAACTCTGACGCTCCGCCCTGATGTATAAGGCAGTCATTGCAAATATCATCGCATACATTAACGCCTTCTGTGGCTCTTTTCTGAATTGCTCAAAACTCAATCTCATATCTCTTCGTCAGGTATTGGTGTATATTCTATTCTTTCAAGTTGCTCAAGTTGATCGTGTATCTCTGAAAAGTTAGGGTCAGTTAAAACTTGCGTTCCTACAATGTAGCGACCGCTTCCGTCTTTAAC